TTTGATTTGTCTCTTTCTTCATAAACAACGCATTCTCCATTTTCGCAAGCCATAATGATTACAAGTTTTTTAATTGGAATACCAGTGAGTTCATAGAACATTGCACCGTATGCCATACACTGAACAAAATAGTGGTCTATCCATTCACGGGGTTTGGGCTTTTTAGAAGTCTTAAAGTCAATTATTGCTAATTCACCATTATGCTCTGCAATACAATCTACTGTCCCAGCAATACCTAATTGCTTACTATATAGGGAACCTTCAAGAGCGTAGATATTATTTATACGATTGAGTTCCGTTTTCGCAATCTTAAAAAGAAAATCCGGAAGCGGCGGAACAGGCGGGAGATCCTTATTATAAAGATAATTTTCCACGAGAGAATGCATATCCGTGCCACGATTCGTAGCCGCTTTAGTAATTTTCTGTGCTTCCTCTTCACCGACTTTTTTACGCCACTTGACGAATATTTCACGATTAAAATGACTTGTAACAGAAGTAATAGAAACTAGTTTGAGAAGTTCTTCATCATCAGGCACTTTATAATACCTGACACCATCAATCGTCTCACGCTCCAACTTGGGGAGTTCAATATCAATATGTTTGAACATTAAAAACCAGCATCCGTTTTAGCAATAAGGTATTCCCGAACTGTTCCGGAACGAACAATATCATCTATACCAAACTCTATTATATCAAAAGAAGTCATTTTACGCAACACAGTCATAAAATCCACAATACCATTGCGTTCATTCGTTTTTATAAGATCTGATTGAGTGGCATCTCCACAGAAACAAATCTTGGTATTCTCACCAACACGAGTAATGATAGAATCCAACTCATGGAAATTAAGGTTGGCAAACTCATCTACAATAATAATACAATTATCTAAAGTCACGCCACGAATAAATGAAGTGCTCCAAAATCTAATTGTTTCTTGTGATTTAAGATTTCCATAAAGCATCTCAAAGTCAGCATCAGAAGGCATTTGGAACATATACTTCACCATATTCTTATAAGGAATCTGGTAAATGTCTGCCTTATCGTCGTGACTTCCGGGAAGAAAACCAATCTCACGAGTTGGGACAAGAGATCTTACAAGATAAATCTTCTCATAAGGAGTTTTTTCGTCCAGAACATCTACCAGAGCATTATAAAGCGTGATAAAGGTCTTACCTGTTCCAGCACAACCATAAGCAACAATATGCTTACCGTCTGCATAAGAGTCAAACAGACGCTTTTGATTGTCTGTAAGAGGTTCTATATCAACCAAATACTCTGAACTTAATGGTTTCTTTCTCTTTGCCTGTTTTGCAGTAAGACCAACTCCGATTGGTTGGTCCGAATTGCTTCTCTTTCTTCTTGCCATTTTAGAGTTTCTTTACAGTTGATCTTGGTGCCTTACTTGCATTCTCAAGGACAGTGTTCCACGAAGGATGTTTATTGATCAATTTATTCCTCCACTCACCAACCTCACCGGGAGATGGACAAGTAGAAGGATCTGACCAGTCACGAATCCAGTCAGAGTTGTCTTTTTTCCACTGATCCCAGTCGTGGATGCTCATTTCCACTTCTTTCTGTTCGCCAGTGGTCTTATGAATAACGGGATATACAGGCATAAAATTATAAATTCAACACAAAAATATTTAGACCCATTCCAGAGATCTTTCAGAAAGTTTTTTTATATGTTCAGAAAATTTATTTAACGATAAATCCATTTTCATAGTATTGCATATATGACAGCAAGATACGGAATTACTAGGAGTGTATCCAACATTATTATCTTGCCTATCTATACCCCAATGGGAGAAAGGAATACCAATATTACTTTCTCTTAAAATTGGAGGTTCTCCACAATAATAACAAGGTTTTGTTATTATATCAAAATGTTCTTTTTTTGTTAAAGACCACTCTTTTCCCCTATGTTTGGCAGATCTTTTGCAATCACCATAAACCTTGTTATGATAAGATTCTATTGTTTTTTGTTTTTTTCCAGTCTCTTTAGCTCTATCAGATCTAAAGCACCCACAACTTTTACTCGTTCCTCTTATTAGATAATCACCTCTAACTAATTTTTCTACTCCACAATCACATTTACATAGAAAACATCTAACAGGACGATTATTTTTTCCAAAATATTGAGTTGTGGGGGAAGAAGTGATGACTCTCCACCTATTAAATTTTTGTCCCACTTTAAAGTTAATTGCTTTCATAGATATGACATACACTATATCTATTTATACATTCACTACATTACAATATCCATTCTTCTTCACCACCCAAAGCTTCATAACAAACTGGAAATTGTTCAGCAAAAACTGCCTTACAAGCTTTTGCAATATCCATATGCTCTCGTTGAGTTCCTGATTTTTCTCTCAAAGCAATATATGTTATCCAACTACGACAAGAGCCACTCATATAGATCCTTGTGGGCGTCGCTAGGGGCAATACAAACCTTGCACACTCTTTTGCTACTCCTGCCTCTAGAAGACGCTTGTAGAGGTTGTTAGACTGCGTAAAAAGTTCAGCAATTTCTGTTTGAAACTTCAGTTTTACATAGTCACCAAGATCATCAGTGGAGTTTTGGCGATTTTTAGTGTCCTGACGACGAAGATCAGGAATAGGAATATTTTCAGTAATCAAGTTAGTATCAGCATATCGTTGAGAAAACTCTTGAAAAGTAAAAGACCTGTGACGAAGAATCTGTGCTGCAATACCCCGATTCGTTTCAATCTCAAGAGTCATAAATGCCTGCTCAAAAACAGACCAATGATTGTGCTTAATACAATAACGTAGCAGACCTGCATAGTTTTCAGAATCCTGATTCGCTGGATTAGAAACCCTAGCAACATATGCCATTGTTTTTTCTGCATCTGGTGTAACACTAATGAGTTTTACGGTCATTTCTTTCCAAATCCTTTTGATGTTTGTGCCTCAACTTCTGCAAGTTCTTTTTTGACGACTCGCAGTTGTTGTTTGATTTCTATAATTTGTTCATCAGAAAATAAATGCTCTTGCTTGAGCATTCTTTCCAATAGTTTAACCAGTTGTTTTGCTCTACTCATTCAGAATCCTCAAAGATTTCGTCGTAATCCAGTTCTTTAGGTCTAATATCATCATACTTATAAGCAGACACATCAGAATAAATCTCTGCTTTTAAGGAATCAACCAAGAGTTCCAGATTACGAACAATTAGTTTTAATCGGTCTTTGTCCATTGGGTATCATACTCTTCGGGTATTTTATCACAAAAAAAGGAGGGAATCAACCCTCCTTTAGATCAAGCAACTTGCGGTTGCTTTGCCATATTCAGTTGTGCAATTTTAAGAAACTTTTCTTTTTTTGCTTTGAGTTTAAGATAACGAACGAAGTAAGTGTTCATTTTTGCCCCTCCTTTACAAACTTAACTCCACGATAGGTTTCGTTGTATGCTTGAGGTTGTTGCTGTTGTTGTGCCTGTTGTTGGCGACGAACTTCGGTGTCATATGGGACACCACGATATACGACTTGTGCCATTAGAATTTTCCTCCAGATTGAGATGATTAATCCCGTTCCTTTGGGCGGTTTGCGTTCGCTATTTGCGAATAGCGAATGAACGTTCCGTTCTGCCGTCCTACTTGCGTCGGATTTCTCCGATGAACGTAATGTATATATTACCATAAAACTCAAAAAGTAGCAACCGATACTAAAACTGTATCAGCACGCTACTTTTTTAAAAAATCATCGTGTGGGATTTTTTGCCGGAGATTTTTTTACCCGATCTGGGAAATCACTTTCGCTTTTTCTTTTCAGGTGATTTATATCCCCAGAGTTTTGGATTGATTGATCCATAACCAAATTCAATACTCTTCAGATTCTCACGAAACTTATCCCAATACATATCAAATAAACGAAGTTTTGAACCACGAGTCAGATCAAAACAAATCTTATTATCAACCATATACTGCACAATATAAGCATCACTAGGTGCTTCTTTCGTGCAGACTTCCGCATAAGAACCATTTTCAATCATAATGTCACAACCATAACGTGACTTACAAGTTTCTTTTTCTGCGGGAGTCCAGTTTTCCATAGATTGTTCTGTTCCTTGTGCTCTTTCTACCACATCACGAAGTTTGCTCAACTACGACCTCCCCACTGAATATCAGGATATGCCTGCGAAATAATTTCCTTTGTAATCTTATACTTTGTATCTAGTTTCTTATCTTTACAGAGACAAATAATTTCTGCTTCCAGTGGATGAAGACCTTGAAGAGTATTGATAAACATCGTCTCTCTACGCATTGAACTCAATCCGTCATTACCACCTTTGATAAAATTATAAAACTTGGTATATTCTTTGCGAATTGAAGATCTTCCCTGATCTTGAGAACCCAAAGAGTTTGATCCAAGTTCTCCCATCTTTTCAACTGCATCAGTAATCTTTTCACTCAAAGTTCCCTTGAATGAATCCATTTCATCCACAGCAGCGTAAGGAACATCGCCGGGAGGAAGTGCTGAAACAATTGACTCATCAAAGTTCCAAATAAAGATTGCCTTCAGACAAGGATGTTCAAACTTTTGCAGTGCTTCAATTTTTTTAGCGTTGCTTCGCTGTTTAATTACAATGTTCAGAATCTCAAAAACAAAAGGATTTGCAGGAAGATCTGGAATTGGTGCTTCTGCAACTTTTGGTTTAGGAGCAGTTTTTTTAACAGCGGTTTTTGCTTTTGTTGTCGTTGTCATATGATTAACAGAATGTTGAATTATGTTGAAGTTATTTATTGATTATGATTCGTCCTCTTCTTCCATCTCAAAGTCGTCTTCAAAGTATCCTTGCTCAAATCTTACGGATACAATTTCTTGATCAATTAACTCACCATCCTTATCATAAAACTCTGGATGATAAGCAATTTGTTTTGGACCTTCTTGATGAGTCATCATATATTCACGACCTACCCAACCAATAACCATTCCCATTATCAGAAACAAGATCGTTAGAAAAGAACCAAAAACTAAACTGATTGCTAACATTTGTTTTCTCCGGGAAAATTACTTTTTCTTCCTTGACTTTAAGGAAAATTCAAAATAGATAGTGACTTCCCGATTCAGAAAGCAAACTATCTTTTCAAAGATAATGTGAAACGGTTGAGTTTGCTTTCTTTTACCTCCATTGAGTATCAATTCAACACCACGATTGAAATGATCTTCAGTTTTATTTAGGTTAGGACTTGATGATTTGTTGTTCCTTGAGGAATTTGATTGTCTCAACTGAACCTCCTAGTTTCTGATCATCACAAACGACTTGTGGGAATGTAGATCCTTCACCAAACTCGGCATAAAACTCTTCTTTGGTGAAGTGCTCATTAAGATTATAAACCACGAAACTACTATCTGTCAATTCTAATACTTTTTTAACTTTAAAACAGAAAGGGCAATCCTCTTTACTATACACTGTGAAGTTCATATGTCATTAAGATTTATTAATAATTTATAAAAGAAAAAAGAGGAGATTTCTCTCCCCTTATTATACCACCAACCCCACCTCTTCACACCACTGAAGAGGGTCTTTCATTCTCAAAGATGCAAAGAACTTGAAAGACCTGAATATTATAAGGCAAAAGAAAAACTCTGTCAAGGGATTGACAAAGTTGATTTTTATGAGTAGGATAGGTTTGTTGTCGTTGAAGGATGGGTTATAAGTTATTATTAGATTCTATTGCTCTAGATTCAAAAATAAATTGACTAGTAGAATATTCATTTGGATATGAAATTACTTTATTTCCAGTATCAATCCATTCTTGTAGATCTAAATATTCTTCTTGTTGACCTGACGAAATATAAACTACTTTATTAACATAAACAACTTCAATTACTCCAGGTGTTGTTGTTTCATCTGTATGTCTTGCGTTTAATATCATGATTAACTCCAAACCATTGAAATATCTGATTCTGATGATGTAAATTTTCCACCTCCAGAAACACTAAATTCTCCAACTGGGTGTATCCATGCATTAGTATATGTTACCGTGATTCTCCAAGTATGTCCAGATATCCAAGTAGGTCCGGTAAATGTTGCAGAAGCAGATTTTTGTGAAATTGTTGTAACGTGACCAAAGACTCCACCATTTTCATATGCACCACCAGCATAATGAAGATATCTTCCCGAGTATCCATGCACTTTTAAATCATACACAAAAGAACCATAATCATATTGATTAACAGTAATTGTTAGGGTGCTAAACGTGCCGCTCCCTCCCTTAACTGTAAATATTCTAGTTTGACCACCACCTTTATAAATTCCAATATCACCATTGACTGTAAGTTTTTGTTTAATTGTAGAAGTTGCGACGCAAAGAGAATTTGATGTAAATACAAGAGAATCAGATGCAGTTATATTTAAAATATTTGTGTCGCCGGCATAATTTACTCCCCATTGAGAAGCACTTTGAGCATATATTCCCCAATAGTCTCCACCAGACATATCACCATCCGAACCATCCATCCATAAAATAGACCCATTATTATATTCATTAAATAAAATTGATGAACTGCCCTTTCTTGCAAAAATACTCCCTTCAACATGTAATTTACTACTTGAAGGGTTTGTGCTATTAATACCAATGTTTCCACTTGAATTAATACGAAGTGCCTCTGTTCCAGCAGTTCCAAAATTTAAATTGTCATCTGCATGTTGATAGTTTATCCAACCACGATATTGAGAAGCAGATGCAGAATTATCACCAAACTGAATAAATGAATTACCATTAGTTGGATTTGCCCATATTTGAATTCCCCCAGAAGAACCTGATGATGTAGAACCAACAGAAATAGTTTGAGATCCTGCATTACTATTATTACTATCTCCCACACACAGATCAAAAGATCCGGCAGGCATAATTAAAAATCCATTTGAATCTATTCTAATTCTTTCTAAATCATTAGTTCCCAATGCCAACACATTAGTCGCAGGAGAACTGATAGATGCTCCTGTGCCAACGTTGAGTCTTGTGACTGTTGTGACTCCCGTTGAGTTAATTGAAGCAACATTCAAACCAGAAGAATGTAAAGTTGATGATCCTACTTGAAATCCACCACTATGAGAAATTGTGACTGCAGATCCAACACGAATACTGCTTGCTGCTCCAACTGCAATGTCTATAGAAGCACGTGGAACAGAAGTGCCGACGCCGACATTTCCTGCAGAGTCCTGATAGACTCCTCCTGTTCCGGAGTT